AACCCTAACCCCGCACCTTCAACCATAGTGACAACACCCTATAAGCTGGCGGCTGATCCTAGAGTGCAGCGCGAAATCGAAGCCTATACCCTGGCAATAGAGGCCGAGAAACACAGAACCCCTGCCGCGCTGCGCTCTTTAGTCATCCAAGGCCTAGTCCAAGTAGCACTAGATGCAGATACTAAGGACGCCGTTAAGGTCCAAGCACTTAAAACCCTCGGCACAGTTACCGAGGTCGCAGCATTTACCGAGCGCAAGGAAGTGAGGAGTATTACATCCTCCGATGATGCACGGGCCAAAGTTATGGCTGAGCTTCGCACACTGCTGACGGCTCAGGCACAAGATGCCACGGTTATCGAGGCTGACGCTGACAGCCTGCTGCGCGAGCTTAGCGACAATATTAACGGTGCCGACAATATTAACGCTGAGTCTGCCGACAATATTAACGCTGCGCCCGATGGAACCACAGAGCCCAGCACCGAGACCCCACCTCACCCGGACCACCCCATTGTGTGAGTAGGAGTCCCGCTGCCTTGAACATACTATTCCACACAAACCATCCCTCATTCCACTCAAACGCCCCATTCCACACCAACGACTCCTAGCCCCAATGAACGCCGTAAAAATTAACGCTCCTCACCAGACCCCAGCCCTTGATCTGGAGACACCCCCCGGTAGACTTTCCAAACAAAAGTGGCGGGGGGTAGCAAAATTTCGGGAGCAAATTTGGGTGCCGTTAAAATTAACGGATGACATAAAGTACTTTAAGAACCGTGGCTAAGTCTATGATTTGTAAGGACTTTTTGGAAAACGTGAGTTGTTAGGTGGGTGAAAAGTTGGCGACCGTTAAAATTAACGGAAGTGAAGTGATGCTTTAAGAGTGTGCGCTAAGTTGTTGATTTGTAATGGAAAAGTGTGAAAAGCCGGTCAAGAAGTGGCGCACGAAGAAGGTATTGCAGAGTCCTCTGAGGAAGGTGTATGGGTCCAAGGAGGAGGTATTGGAGATGGGGATGACTGAGGCTCAGAAGGAAGTGTTTTTGGCTATAGATGTGTGGTGGTGCCGATTTGGGTACGGGCCTAGTTTGAGGAACATATGTGAGTTGAGGGGTAAGCCTGGGCTGGGGAGTACGAAGAAAATTGTGGATAGGTTGGTGAAGCTAGGTGCTTTGAAGAGGGTTGAAGGGATGGGTAGGTCTGTGCGGCCGACTTACATCTCATTCCGTAACATGGAGTAACGTAAAGGAGAAGAGATGGACAAGTTTTTGGACTATGTAAATGAGATGTGGCCGGAGTTTATTTGTGGGCCGCACCATGAGTTGATGGCGCAGAAGTTTGAAGAGGTCGCTGACGGGAAGATAAAGAGGCTGGTTCTAAACGTGCCGCCTCGGTTTACGAAGTCGATGTTTGCTTCGTACTTGTTGCCTAGCTGGTTCCTTGGCCGGTTTCCTGAGAAGCAGGTGATCCAAGCGGCTAGCTATAGGGATCTGGCTGTAAATTTTAAGCAGCGCGTTGACAAGTTGATGGAGTCACAGAAATACGCTCAGGTGTTTCCTCAGCATGGAAAAACTGTAGCTACTAATGTTGGTGGCGCGGTTTGTGGGTATGCGGCTGACTTGTACATTGTTGATGATCCGCACGAAAAAAGATTTGTTAAAGAGCGTGACTGTCAAAGTGCCTTTGATTGGTTTAATGACAATGCGATGTGCAGACTAAAACCTGCGGGCGCTATGGTTGTTGTGATGAGTAGGATTTCTGAGCATGACTTGACGGCTCGCCTTGAAGAACTTGGCGGGTGGGAGGTTGTAAAAATACCTGCTATGAAAAGTGATGGTTCTTCTACGTGGCCTGAGTTTTGGCCTGATGATCAGTTGCTTGATGTAAAACGAAACATCTCGATTGCAAAATGGCGCATGGAGTTTCAGTCAAACAATGAAGCTGGATGATCTAGTAGCGAGCCTGTCTCCTGCGGATCAGGAGAAGCTGTTACAGCAGGTACAAGATTACAAAGACGCTTTGGAAAGGGAGAAGTGTCAGAAGAGCTTCATGGCGTATGTAAAAAAGATGTGGCCGGGGTTTATTCATGGCCGGCATCATGCGGTGATGGCTAAGAAGTTTGAGGAGATTGCGGAAGGGAAGTTAAAGAGGCTTTGCATCTCGCTGCCACCGAGGCATACAAAGTCCGAGTTCGGTTCGTTCCTGTTCCCGTCATGGTTCCTTGGCCGTTTCCCAGACAAGAAGGTAATGCAGGCGTCAAACACTGGCGAGCTTGCTGTGGGGTTTGGCCGCAAGGTGCGTAACCTTGTGATGAGTGAGCAGTACGCGCAAATTTTTCCTGATGTGTCTTTGAGACAAGACTCAAAAGCTGCTGGCCGGTGGAGCACAAACAAGCAGGGGGAATACTTCGCTATCGGCGTGGGCGGCACGATGACTGGCCGTGGCGCTGATTTGATGATCATCGATGATCCGCACAATGAGGGCGAGGCCGCGCTTGCCGCGTTTCAGCCGGAGATTTACGACAAATCTTACGAGTGGTTTACATCTGGCCCACGGCAGCGTCTCCAGCCGGGAGGGGCAATAGTTATCATTGCCACTAGGTGGTCCAAGAGAGACTTGATTGGCCGCGTGCTCAAGGCGGCAGGAGAACTTGGCAAAGAAGAAGATTGGGAAGTCATTGAACTTCCGGCAATCATGCCTTCGGGTAAACCCTTATGGCCTGAGTTTTGGTCGTATGAGGAACTGTCTGCTCTAAGGGACGAACTCCCACCGGGTAAGTGGAACGCTCAGTACCAGCAAAATCCCACCGCCGAAGAAGGCGCGATTGTTAAAAGAGAGTGGTGGAAGATCTGGGAGCGGGAGAAGCCTCCTGCATGTGAGTTCATTATCCAGTCTTGGGACACAGCATTTACTAAAGGTGAGAGAAACGACTACTCTGCGTGTACTACGTGGGGTGTGTTTCACATGAATGAGAACGAGAATGACGTCAACATCATTTTGTTGGACTGTTTTCAGCGGCGGATGGAGTTTCCTGAACTAAAAGAGAAGGCATTGTCTCTTTATAGAGAGTGGGAGCCTGATGCTTGTATAGTAGAAGCAAAGGCTGCAGGTGCTCCTTTGATCTTTGAACTTAGAAAAATGGGCATTCCGGTGTCTGAATACACCCCTAGCCGTGGAAACGACAAGTTTGCCCGTATCAATTCTGTGGCGGATCTGTTCCAATCAGGTAAAGTGTGGGCTCCAGATACCAGGTGGGCTAGAGAACTCATCGAAAACATGGCCGCTTTCCCGAATGCCCCGCACGACGATGATGTCGATAGCGCAGTTCAGGCCCTGATCCGCTTCCGGCAGGGTGGTTTCTTGCGTCTACAAACAGACGAACAAGACGAAGTTCGGTCTTTCAGGCGTAAAGTAGCGTTTTACTGAGGATTCAGCATGTCAGCAAATTTTGCATCCACGACAACACCCCTTGACATGGGGTTGATGACCGAAGAACCGGCGATTGAGATTGAAATTGAAGATCCTGAGAGCGTAAAAATTGGGATTGACGGCGTTGAGATTGAACTTGAGCCAGAAACTGAGACGACTGAAGAGTTTGATGCCAATCTTGCTGAGTACATGGACGAGGCGGATCTAGAAGATTTGGCCTCTGAACTGATTGACTTGGTTGAATCGGACATTAACAGCCGAAAAGACTGGACAGACATGTTTGTTAAGGGCCTGGAAGTCCTTGGCATGAAGTATGAAGAGCGGACTGAGCCGTGGTCCGGGGCTTGCGGGGTTTATTCGCCTCTTTTGACCGAAGCCGCGATCAGGTTTCAGTCGGAAATGATCACTGAAACCTTCCCGGCACAAGGCCCGGTGAAAACTCAGATCATTGGAGCGATAGATAAGCTCAAAGAAGAAGCAGCAGATCGTGTCAGGGATGACATGAACTACATGCTTACTGAAAAGATGATTGACTATCGCTCAGAACACGAGCGGATGCTGTATTCGCTGGGGCTTTCCGGTTCGGCTTTCAAGAAAATCTACCCAAACCCGAATACAGAACTGCCGGCTGCGCCTTTCATCCCGGCAGAAGACCTGATCATGCCCTATGGGGCGTCAAATGTGTACACCGCAGAGCGCGTAACTCACGTTATGCGCAAGACGGAGAACGAAATCAAGAAACTCCAGGTAGCCGGGTTCTACAAGGATATAGAACTTGGTGAGCCTACTCACGTTTTTTCTGATATTGAGAAGAAAAAGGCTGAAGAGCAGGGTTATTCCTTAACGGATGACGATCGCTATCAGGTGATGGAGATCCATGTTGATTTGGACTTGAAAGGGTACGAAGATGAGATTCCGATTCCCTACATTGTTACTATTGAACGTGGTACTCAGGAAGTTCTTGCGATCCGCAGGAATTGGGAAGAGACGGACAAGAAAAAACTCAAGCGACAGCACTTCGTTCAATACACCTACATACCGGGGTTTGGTGCTTATGGCCTGGGTTATATCCACATTATTGGTGGTTATGCTCGGGCTGGCACTTCCATCATTCGACAACTAGTAGATTCGGGTACGCTGTCTAACCTGCCGGGTGGTTTAAAGTCTCGTGGTTTAAGGATTAAGGGCGATGACACGCCGATTGCGCCGGGTGAGTTCAGGGATGTAGATGTTCCGTCCGGGGCAGTGCGGGACAACATAATGCCCTTGCCGTACAAGGAGCCGAGTCAGGTTCTGGCGGCGCTGCTTGAGAAAATTACTGAGGACGGTCGAAGGCTGGCGGCTATTGCTGATCTAAAAATTAGCGACATGAGCGCACAGGCCCCGGTGGGGACTACGCTGGCAATTTTGGAGCGGCAACTCAAGACCATGAGTGCTGTTCAGGCGCGGGTTCATGCCTCGCTTCGGATGGAGTTCAAACTTCTGAAGGGAATCATCCGAGATTTTCTGCCGGATGAGTATTCATACACCCCTGAAGGTGGTGACCGGGCGGTCAAGCGGGCTGACTACGACACGGTAGAGGTAATTCCTGTCAGCGATCCAAATGCCGCCACGATGGCGCAGCGGATCATGCAGTACCAAGCTGCTATTCAACTTGCCCAAAGTGCTCCGCAAATCTACGACTTGCCACAACTTCACCGGCAGATGCTGGAAGTTCTTGGTATCAAGAATGCGGAAAAATTGGTGGCTTTGCCCGGGGATGAAAAGCCGCAAGATCCTGTGACTGAAAACATGAATGTTTTGAGAGGCAAGCCGATCAAGGCTTTTGCTTATCAAGATCATGAGGCGCACTTGCTGACGCATCAAGCGTTCATGCAAGATCCAAAAATTGCCGCCACTCTGGGGCAGAACCCAATGGCTCAAGGCATGATGGCTGCACTCATGGCTCACATTGCAGAACATGCTGCGTTTGCTTATCGAGCACAAGTAGAGATGGCACTGGGAGTTCCATTGCCGGTGCTGGATCAAGAAAACAACGCTCCCATTGCGCCAGAAGATGAGAAGGCGTTGGCTCCGCTGATTGCCGCTGCGGCTCAGAGGACGATGGTTCAAAACCAAGCGATGGCCGCGCAGATGCAGGCCCAGCAGCAGGCGCAAGATCCAACGATCCAAATGGCTCAAGCAGAGCTTCAGTTGAAGCAAGCTGAGATGGAGCGCAAGTCGCAGAACGACCAGATGGACTTCCAAATTGCTCAAGGCAAACTTCAACTTGAGCAGGCCCGACTGGCGCTTGAAGCCCAAAAGGGGCAAGGTGAAGATCCCCGGCTGAAGGCTATCCGGGCGCAACAAGAACTTCAACACAAGGAGCAGGCACATCAACAAAAGATGAGGCAGCAAATTCAATCGGATGCAATCAAAACCAGACAGCAGATGCTTCGCTCTGCTTCCAAACCAAAGGCTAAAGAATGACTACTGCGTTTGACGTAGTTATCCAAGAAATCGAAGAGCGCCGCGATGTGATTGCGCAGGCTCTTATCTCAGGTGCGGCAAAAGACTTCCCTGAGTACCGAGATATGTGTGGCGAGATACGGGGTCTTTCGCGCACGCATTCCTTTATCAACGACCTCCTGCGAAAGATGGAAAACGATGAGTGAACTACTCCTGAGCGACGGCAAAAACACGACAACTTTGCCGGGTACTGATGCTGAAAAAGCCAAACAAGTACCAGATCCGAAGACTTTTCATATCTTGTGCATGGTTCCAAAAGCAGAAGAAGAGTATGAAAGCGGGCTGGTCAAGGCTGGTCAGACCATGCACTTTGAAGAAGTGACGAGCCCAGTTTTGTTTGTCGCCAAGATGGGACCGGATTGCTACAAGGACACCAAAAAGTTTCCTAGTGGGCCTTCATGCAAGGTGGGTGACTTTGTTTTGGTTCGGCCTAACAGCGGAACTAGGCTGAAGATTCACGGTACTGAATGGCGGATTATCTGGGACGATAGCGTTGAGGCTACCGTGGACGATCCTCGTGGTATCAAGCGGGTATAAGGAGTAGACATGCAGTCTGTATCAAGAAAAGTGGCAGTTGCATGTGGTTTAACACACTACTTTACTGGCAAACCATGCCATAAAGGGCACATCAATTTTCGGTTTACAAAAACTGGACATTGTTTAGATTGCGCCACAGAACGCAATAGAAGTGCTGAAAAAGTAGAGTATCGCAAGCATTACAAGCAAAGCAACTACGAAAAAATTCTTGCAAAAAATCGCGCGTTATACGCACAAAAACCTCAAAAATATCGGGCCTATAACCGCCGATATCAACAAGAACATGCTGAGGTCTTGCGGCCAAAAAATGCAAACAGAACAATGTTGCGGATTGCGGCTAAACAACAAAGAACTCCAAAATGGTTGAGTGCTGATGACTTGTGGCTAATGGAAGAAGCTTATGCATTAGCGGCTTTAAGAACCAAAGTTACAGGTATTGCTTGGGATGTTGACCACATTGTCCCTTTGAGAGGAAAGGTTGTTTCTGGGCTTCATGTGCCTTGGAACATACAAGTGTTGCCTGCCGCAATCAATCGCAGCAAAGGCAACAAATTTAACAATCATGCCATTGCGTAAAGGAAAATCATGGCAAATACAGCATTCCAATTCCCAGATGAAATTGAAGAGTCAAAAGACAAGCCTGAAGAACTTCAGATCGAAGTTGAAGGTGAGGCTGAAATAGAGGTTGTTGATGACACTCCAGAAGAGGATCGTAATCGACCCGCAATGAAAGAACCTCCAACAGAGGCTACAGACGAAGAGCTTGAAAAGTATGGCGACAGTGTTAAAAAACGGATTCAACACTTTAGTCGCGGCTATCACGAGGAGCGCCGCGCTAAAGAGGCGGCTTTGCGTGAGCGAGAAGAGGCGCTGCGGTTTGCCCAAAACCTAGTTGAGGAGAACAAGAAACTCCAAGGCAGTTTGGGGCAAGGCCAGCAGGCGCTGCTTGAGCAGGCTAAGAAAGTAGTTGCTAACGAGGTCGATCAGGCCAAGGTCAAATACAAACAAGCCTATGAAGCTGGGGACGCTGATGCTTTGGTTGCGGCGCAGGAAGAACTAACTGCTGCCAAAATCAAGGCTGAGCGTGTAAACAATTTTAGG